ACTGGCCATGTTTGGTATCAGCCCCTACATGTTGGGTATGGTTGGTGAGGGTGGCCTAGGCCGTGATATTGCTAAGACACTCAAGGCAATACACATGGAGCACGTGATCGATCCTGAGGCACATGATATTGTTGATGACCTTAATGATGCGTTTGAGCGTTATTTTGCTAGTGAGTATTGGGCTGAGAATATGACAAACGGCAAGTGGCGTGTATGGTATGACAGCCCTATCCCTGAGGATGAGGATGCTATCAATAACCGTGTAGCCAATGGTGCTACAGTTATGAGCCTCAATGAACGCCGTGAGCTACTAGGTTTGCCACCAGTCACAGGCGGTGACACCATCGTTACTGATAGCGGTGATACTGTTACTACCAGTAAAGCCAAAACATTTAAGGTGCGTGTTAAGACCGTAAGTGTGGAAAAGCAGGCCAAAACCGTGGATAAGCAGGTCAGTTATCCACAACATAAGGCTCATGAACAAAAAGAGAGCTACCGTTTGCGTGTGCAGGATAAACAAACTGCCTATGAAAAACGCTATAAAAAGGTGGTAAAGGGCTTTATTGAAAAACAACTCAAGCAAGTTGTTGAGGATATTGCAGGCCACAAATCAGTTAAGTCAATGATGGATGGTAACCTAAACCCTGCTAAGCAAGCTGAGGAGCTGACTGATCTGAGTATTGGTGTGTTTATGGATCTATTACAAGAGCAGGGCGATCTAGCTATAAAGTATGCTGGCGGCACAGAAAAGTTTGTGCTCACTCAGGATAATAAAAACTATGTACGTGAGAGCATCCAACGGGCTCACCTTAGCTACAATGAGGATATTGTTGAGAGCATTGGCCGTGCAGTCAGTGCAGGCCTAGCAGAGGGCGAGAGCCTACCGCAAATTGGTAAGCGTGTTACTGATGAGTATGAGAGCATTAAGGGCTACAAGATGACACGCCTAGTACGTACTGAAACATTAAAGGCCAGCAATGAGGCTACCGTATATGGTTACTCACAATTAGGTATTACCCAAAAGGAGTGGTTTAACAACCCCGGTGCTTGTGACTACTGCCAAGAGGTGCAGGGCATGGGTGCTATGAGTATTGGATCAAACTTTTTATCAAAGGGTGAGAGCCTAACTGACAGTGAGGGCAATGAGCGTGTATATGATTATGAGGATATTGATCACCCACCGTTGCATGCTAACTGTAGGTGTGTAGTATTGCCGGTAAGGGATTAGGGGTAAATGATGGATCACATAGATAAACTAGCACTACAACAACAGCACGATGACCACATCGAGGCTGCTAACCTTACCAAAAAACTCATACAGGTCATGGAGTTTTTGAACAACAAAGACATTGCTGTAAACCTGCCTGAAAACCTACGCATCAAACACGATGGCATACAGCAAGTTGAGGGTAGCGTTAAGGCTATTGTTGCCAACGCTATCAGTGTTGATAACCTTGATGATCTAGCTAAGCACCTTGAGCTGATTGCTGCTGAGATCCAAAAGAGCAATGAGTTAGCTGGTGAAACAAACAAGCGTATTGCTGATGGCCTAGTTGTGCCACCTGCCATGGTCATGCTTTATGATCAATTCTTAGAGGCTATCGCTATCCTACGTGAGCTAGGCAAAAAAGATTTTGGTGTAGCAAAGGCCAGCAACACTGTTGTTGTGTTTCCTAAGACCGCTAAAGAGGCCATACCTGTACGCTTAGTAATGAGCAAAGAGGATAGGTTTTACGATGCCATATTTAACAGTAGCTTTAGTGCCCCTGACACTGTGCGTATCAATAATGATAGTGGTAACCCTGTGCCAGTTGAGATTGTTGGTGGTGCATCAAGTGCACCAGTTGGCATTAACGATGCCTCAGATAACCGTATCAACCCTGCTACAAAAGAGGATATTGATGCCATTGCTAGTGCATTGGCAGATCTAGCTACTGAGCAAACCGCTGATGATCAGATTGATATACTTAATGAGATCCAAATTGCTGTTGAGGCAATAGCCCATGCACGTGGTGTATCTGCTGATTTGAGGGTAACCATTATTGGTGGTAGCGTTGGTATTGCTACTAACCAAACCCTAGCAACATTGACCAACCTAGCTCAGATGGGTGCACAGCCGTTACAGCCATACATACCTGCACAATTAAACCTGACAGCTATACAATCTAATATAAATAACGTTATAGTATCATAAGGAGTATATAACCATGACTATTACACAACGCAACACACCGTTACTGCACCGCAAAGAGTGGCAAATGATGACACCGGCACCTGCTACTACTGCTGCTGGTGCATTTGTAATATCACCTGATAGCGGTAACTTTAATAATGCAATGTATGTATTGAGCGCAACCGCTCACTATCTATACAACCATGATGAGGATGCGTTTATGCAGATCCCATCAGGTGCATTGGCTGGTACGTTTGGTGCTGGTGCGTGTGGCGTGTATCACCCGTGGTCAATCAACTACACAGCTAACGGTGGATCAACAACTAGCGTTACCGTTGCTGCCGGTACACATAACATTACTGGCCGTGCTGTAGGCCAAACTATTGAGTTTATCAGTGCTGGTGCATCATCAGGCTTTAGGACTACCATTGCAAGCATATTAAACAATGCAGGTGCAGGTACTATTACCCTCAACCTTACCAGTGCTGCCCCTGCCGCTATCGCTAACGCACACACCTTTAGGCTAACAACAGGCCGTTTCTATGTTATGAACGCCGGTACAATAGCCGCTGGTATATTTAAGGTATTTGACCTTGCCACAGTTGCATGGCAGGCAAGCCTTGCTACAACTAACTTACCTGCTACATGGGGTACTGACGGCAAGTTAGTGGTTGCATATAACTTTGGTGAGATCTATGCAACAGGCACAGCCACGGCTGGTGCTGCTACAACAATCACTAACGGTGCTAAGGCATGGACTACAAACCAATGGGCTAACTATCAAATACGTATCACTGCTGGTACTGGTGTTGGTCAGGTACGTACTATTGCATCTAACACAGGCACGGTTATCACCGTATCTGCTAACTGGACTACAAACCCTGATACCACTAGCCAATACGCTATTGAGGCTAATGAGGATTACCTATATTTGATGGGAAACAACGCTGTAACAATGTACCGCTACTCGATCAGTGCAAACACATGGACTGTTGTAAGCCCCGGTGCTGCACGTGGTGGCGCACCCGGTGCTGGTATGACAGCTAACGCATTTGGCAAAACAGGTGATGCGTTATGGGCAACTGAAAACGCTATACTTGATGGTCGCTATATTTACTCATTGCGTGGCGGTGGTACTGGTACGCTAGACCGTTACGATATTGCCGCTAATACATGGGCTACGGTTACTTACATCAACTCAGAAACATTTACTACTGGATCAAGTGCATTTAATATGGGTGAGTTTCTATACATCCGCAAAGATGCAACAAACCGTTTCTTTAAGTACTCAGTGGTTGATAATGTACAACGGCCACTTACTACAAACCAGTACCCTGACGGTACAGCCATAGTTGGTAGCAAGGTATGGGTTAAAAACCTAGTTGGTGCTACGGGTGTTGCATGGATATACAGCCTGCAAAACACAGGTGTTGCACTGCATAGGATGATGCTGTATTAAAAGATTGGGGGGCTAGGTGAAACCAGTACATTGTAAGAGTTGCCGTAAACTGCTAGGTAAATATCATGTGCTTGTTGGTGAAATACAGTGCCCACGGTGCAATTATCGCACTGAGTATAGGGTACTCACTGAGCGTTTTATACAGGCAATCCAACATGGTGATACCGTGATTATCAGTGGTGGCCTCACCTACGCTACTGAGGATGAGGCACGTAAATCATTTGAGGCTATTGCACAACCATAAACGGTGTTATACAATTTGTGCAGAGGCCAATAGAGCCCACAGTCATTTTTGATTGTGGGTTATTTTTATTGTAAGGAGTTATAAACATTATGGATGACAAATTAGTACAGGGAAAATTGAACAACGTACAGGTAGCGTTTAAGGCCGTAACCGAAAACATGCCATACGGTACGTTTGAGGCTATCATTGCTAACGAGAGCCTAGACCGCCACGGTGAACACATGAAAATCACGGGCATTGATACGCCACGTAAAAACTACAAGGTGTATTACAACCACAGCTACTCAGGTAGCAAAGACCTGCCTATTGGTGTAATTGAAAAGCTAACCAAAAAGAGTGGCCAGTTAGTTGGTCGTATCAAATTGGCTGTTGCTGAATATCCATTTGCTGAGCAGATCTATAAGCTCATACAAGGTGGTTACCTAGATAGCATGAGCATTGGCTTTATCCCACTTGAGTGGGATGAGGGTAGCCTTACATGGACTAAATCAGAGTTTATTGAGGGATCTGTTGTAGCTGAGCCTGCTAACGTTGAGGCATTAGTCACAAGCAAAGGCCTTGCTCAAGAGGATGCAGATAAGTTTGTTGAGCTTGAAAAGACATTTGCTGATGATGTAAAGTTACATAGTGCCAATAAGGTTAAATCTATCACAGAGGATTTAACTAGCCTGTCATTGACTGAGATTAAATCTGTGCTTGAGAGTGCTAAACAAAGTATTGGGGAGCTAGAGGCTTTGGTCAACCAAACCCCTACATCAACCGCTGACGTTAAGAAAACGCTGATTAAAGTGCGTGTTGCTGGCAAGACTGCCAGTAAACAGGTCGATGCACTGAACAGCACCATTAAAATTAAACTTAAAGGAGTTTAGAACTATGGAAAAAGAGTTTGAACTAGANNGAGGCGGCTGTAAAGGCTATTGCAGAACAGGTCAATGTTGACACTGATGCGATTGCTGATAAGGTTGCTGAAAAATTGGCCGCTGCTGCTGCGGCTGCTGGCGATAAGCCTGCTAACAAAGCAGTTAATGATCAGGATGCTGATCAGGGTGTAGCTATCAAGGACATGACCGCTGAACAGCGTACACGTGCCCACCTTAAAGCCCTCCGTGATGGTGATCAGGCTAAGGTTAAAGAGTTTAACCAACACTCAGTTGAAACGCTTGTAAAAGCAGGTTACATGAACGTGACCACAACTGCTGATGGTGGTGGCTTTGTGCCTGATGCAGACATGCTCAACGAGGTATTTAGCCTTGAGGCTAACTATGGCGTTGCTGCACGTTTGTGCCGTACTGTCAACGTAAACAGCGATGGCATTAAGGCTGCTGCCCTAACCGCTAACGTATCGTTTACTGAGGTTACTACTGAAACTGGTACTAAGGCTACAACTAAGCCAACATTTAGCTACCCAACAGTTGACCTCCGTGAGTTTGCTGGTATTGTCGTTATGACTGATCAGTTGCTTGAGGATAGTGCGTTTGATGTTCGTGGTTTCGTATCAGAGGAACTTGCACGTGCTGCTGCTAAAAAAGAGGATGAGCTATTGCTCACCGACAGCACCACTGGCTTGCTTAACATCGCTGGTACTGTGATCACCCGTGTTGGTGTTGCTTTGGCTAACATGACTGCTGACAACTTTATTGATGCTGAGTACTCTGTACCTACTGCCTCACAAGAGGGTGGTAGCTGGGTACTTGGCCGTGTAGTTGTACCTGCACTTGCTAAGCTAAAGGGTTCTGATGGCCAATACATTTGGCGATCTGGTGCTAACGCTGATGTACCGGGTACGATCAATGGCAAAGCTTACTACGTAAGTGAGGTTATGCCTACTGCTACGACTGGTACGAACGTTGGTTATGGTGTCTTTGGTAACTTTGGCCGTTATGCCATTTTGATCCGCAAGGCTGGTATCAAATTGACATTCCACGACAGTGGTACGGTCAACGTTGGTGGTACTGACTTTAACCTCATCCAACAGGACATGACCGCATTGCGTGCTGTTATCCGCCGCAACGTGTTCGTGCCACTGCCGGGTGCGTTTGCAGTGCTCAAGTCCAATCCCTAGTTAGGGCGTTGGCTTACCCTGCCCCTGCTATAATGGGGGTAGGGATAAGCTAAGGCAGGATGGGTAAAAATTATGTACACAAGCATCACATTGATACAACAAAAGATAGGTAGATCACTCACGGCTGATGAGGCTAGTTTTGCTACCACTGTTGCTATACCTGCTATCACTGAGTGGATTAGTAATTATCTAGGTATTAACTATGATGATGCCAATGGTGCATTTGTAACCTACGCTCATGGCGGTAGTGCTGCAGTATTTATTGGTGCGATGAACAGCCTCACAAAGGTTGAGTACGTTGATGCTGAGGATAATGCTGAGCTCATTGATGCAGTTGATTATTACAAAGATGGTAACTGGTTGTTTACTCGATCAGGCAAGCCATTTACTAAAGGCATACGAAACATTAAAGCCACTGGCACACTAGCTGATGTACCTGCATTGGTGCAGTTAGCCGCTACGATGATGGCCGCTAAGCCACTGACGTACAAAGGTGGCCGTGAGATCGATCAGGAAAAGATAGGTGATTATCAGGTTACGTACTCAAACCTCACTACACAGGCTGGTGCTGCTGCCCTAGCTGATGATGATGTGATGTTACTACTCAACCAATATAAGCCAATGAGGTTAGCATAATGGCTAAGATGCCGTTACCACACTCAATGACGGTAACACGGCTGACCACAAGCGGTACTAATAAAGAGGTGTACAGTCAGGTGGCCACAGGCGTTGCATGCTTTGTACAACCTGCCAGTGCTGATAAGCTGGCTGGCTTTGAGGCTACGTTTACCAAAGGCTTTTTATGCTATGTGGATCTTAACGCCAATGTGCGTACTAAAGACAAGGTTATCATTGATGCAAAACTGTACACCGTAAAGGGTGAGCGTGAGCATGAGTATGGCAGTAGCTGGCCTCACAGAGTATTAGGATTGGAGCAGTTATAATGGGTGCTGCCATAACATTAACGGTGCATGACCGTTTTATGTTGGGTAAGCGATTAGCTCAAGCCCCTGAAAAGGTTGGTGCTAAGCTCAACAAAACCATGTTAGGCATTGCCATAGACATGGAGCGTACCGCAAAAAAAGAGGTGCCGGTAGTCACTGGCCGTTTGCAGTCTAGTATATTTATGAGCCGTGACAATTTACGCTACACCATCCAACCTGATACAGTATATGCAGAGTGGGTGCATGAGGGTAACAAAGGCATACATATCGCTGATAAGATGCGTAACAGTACCTATGATGGCAACCCATTTATGACCAGAGCATTTGAATTGGTTGAGCCGGGTGCACGGCAAGAGCTTAACGATACGGTCAAGGAGATTATACAAAGCATATGATACAAGACATTGATGCCGCACTAAATACATTACTCACTAACCTGCAACTTGATGCTGAGGCCATGTTTACTGACGTATTGCCACAGCCACCTGATGACACTACTGACTTTAGTGGTTTTCCATCATGTGCCTATTACTACACGGGCACAGATAGTGACTACTCAACGGTAAATGAAAACCGCCGTGACTATATGTTTGATCTATTTATCTATGGCATATACGCTGAAAAGAGCCTGCGTGATCAGTACGTACTTATGTACAAGCAGATGGATGCAGTTATGGATGCACTCGATAACAGCAATGACCTTGGCATAAATGCTATCATGCTACGGCCTGCACCGGCTGAGGTAGTACGTATTACATCAGAGCGTGGTGATGGCTTACGTGGCCACATCAGACTGCGTTGCTCAACAGATGCCATAGCTAACGGTAGTTAGAGTATTGCACAAATCGCTTTAGGTTAGTATGATAGTGTTAGAGGCCAATTAGAGCCCACAGCTATATTTTAGTTGTGGGTATTTTTAATTAAGGAGCTAAGGATATGACAGAGGTTACAAAACAATCAAGCGATAAGGCAAAGCATGATGACACGCTACGTGTCTTTTGGTTGCCTGACTATCAGGTGAGCGTTGAGGCTCACGATATTGATGAGGCTATCAGCATTGCTGAAAAGCAAGCAAGTAAAAAGGATGAGGGAGATAACTAGCCATGAGTGAATACACAGGCCGCAAGGTAGCGTTTGGCATGAAAAAAGAGACAGTACGTGGTACTGCCGAAACGAGTGCCGCAATTTGGCTCAATCAGTTGAGCCTAGGGTTTTACCCACGTGCTGAAAAAGCACTAAATGAGAGTGCCATGGGCGTACTCTTTAAACAAAATGATAGTGCCACTATGACCAAATGGGGTGAGGGTGATTTTGAGGTCAAGGCCACTGAGGTCAACCTTGGTTACTTATTGCATGCTGGCATGGGTGCAGTTAGCTCAGTAGCTAAGTCAGCACCAAACGCCGTTGTGTATGATCACACATTTACGTTTGATCAAAGCAACAGCCCACAGTCGTATACGTTTTTCCGCAAGGATGACAACATCAATGAGGCATATGCCCTTGGTATGGTGTCACAGCTTGAGTTTAACGCTGAGCTTGGTAAGTGGGTACAGGTCAAGGGTACTGTTATCACTAAGCCTGCTACTACGTCAACGGCAACCGTTGCACGCACCAATGATACTGAGTTTAAACCTAAGCACATGGCTGTACGTTTGGCATCAAACGTTGCTGGCCTTGCTGGTGCAACTGACATTGCAACAATCCAATCACTGCGCCTCACCATGGATAGGGCAGTTGACCGTGACCTGCAAACAGGCACTGATACGCCATATGACATCAGCGTGCGTGAGATTGAGATTAGCGGTGAGATCGTACTGCGCCACACTAGCGATACCTACCGTCAAGCATTTGAGGCTGACACTCAGCAGGCTATGCGCATCAGCTTAGTCAACAGTGATGTTACCATTGGTACATCAGCTAACCCCGGCTTGGTCATTACCTTGCCAAAAGTCACATTTGATAACTGGCAGATCGATCAAGGGCTTGGTGATAAAGTCAACCAAACCATTGGTTTTAAAGCGTTATTTGACATCAGCGCTGGCAATGCCATGAGTGCTGTGTTGACTAACCTAACTACCAGTTATTAGGGTATAATTGGGTTATAGCAATTAAGGAGGCTAGAGAATTATGAGCAAGTTTAACCTAAAAAATCGTATCAATTTACAGCCGGTACTTGGTGATAGTCACAAAGATGACTACATGGAGTTTGAGCGTGTGGCAATGACAGACGCAAAAAAGCTGGCTGAGATAACTGGTAACGTTGACCCTAAGAACATTAAAGATAAAGAGGCCTTGGAAAAGGCGGATCAAGCGGTTGACTTTATCCGTAATCGTTTTGTCAGTGGCATGATCAC